TGCTCATCGTACTGGCGCTGCGCCTCAGCAAGCTCCTGCTGAGTTGCATCTTTATAAAGGGGAGATCCAATACTGCCGCCGCCAGTGGCGATCATGTCTTTCACCAGTGCGTCGATCACCTCTGGACGCGCCGTAACGACGATGTCCTGCACCGGAGCCTCGGGCTGCGTGAGCGCCTGATCGAACTGCTTCTGAAGTTCAGCCTGTCGGCGCGCCTCAGCTTCTGCCTGAGCCTGCGCCTCAGCGGCAGCAGTGATGTCGCCAATGCCAGCAAGCTGCCCAGTGGTAGCTCCGGTCGCAGCAGCCGCAGCGTCAGCAATTGCCTGCTGCCCAGCGCCAGTGACGACTATCTCATTGCCGATTCCCGAGACTTCGGTCGGCAATCCAGTCTCGGCAGGAGGCTGTGCAGGGGCTATGGCCCCACCCGTAAGATCTGGGTACTGGCTGGCAAGCTGGTTGGCCAAAGAGGTACCGGCAGCTGCGCTCGCCAGTGCGTTTGAGATTGCCTCCTTGCCAATGCCCGTGACAACAATCTCGCCAGCTGCGGGGGCGGCAGCACTGGATGCTGCGGAAGAAAAGATTGGAGCGCCAGTTGGGATGTTAATGCCGAGGCCACTAGTCACATCGCCAAGGGCGCCACTGATTATCTTATCCAAACCTGTGAGCTTTAGCGTTCCAGCTGTTGCTGCAGTAAGGCCAGCGCGCAGCAGCGCATCTTCCAGCGGACGGCCTTGAATAGCGCTGGAGCCAAGCGAACCAATGCCAGCGCCGAGAATGGGTCCGAGAGGGGTAGCAGCAGCAATAACCGGGAGCGCAATGTCAGTGACATTTATACCGGCGGACTTCGCGGCTGCTGCCAAAGCCCCCCCGGCCAACGCCGGCCCCAATGCCAAGCCCCCAGTGGCAACACCAGCTGCTACACCAAGCGCCACATCGCCCAGAACATCCAGCGCGCCCTTAACAAAGCCCTTGGCTGGATCATCGTCAGCTACACGCCGCCAACTTTCAGCGCCGGGAACCATGACCTCGACGCCCCAGTTGGCCTTCTTACCTTTCGTGGCCGAGAGGTTCTGAGCGATAGCGTAGACGTTGCGAAGACCTTCTTCACCAGTCCCGGTGTAGAGGATCTGGTCCGTGCCCTTCTCATTCGTGATGCGGTATGTGGCACCTTCAATCAGCGGAACAAAGCCAGACGGATTCGCTTCACCAGAGGCGCCTTTCTCACCAACCTCCTTGGCAGTAATGCCGCCGGGATTACCCTTGTTCGTAACGAACTGCAGGCCGCGAATACCGTTCAGTTCCTGAAGGGCAATGCTAGCCGGATCCAGACCAGCAGTCGGGCGCACCAGATAGTTTGGTGTCGTGGGCGCAGTATTCGTCAGCGCCTCAATGGGCACATTGCCTATGCCGTCAATATAGACATCACCACCCTCAAGCCCCCTGAAACGCCCCTCCTCCGGCACGACATCCATGTCGGCGGCAACTGGTAGCGCCCCAATGCCCGTTACCTGAGGCCCAGCGACAGGCTCAGCGACAGCCTGAGGTGCCACAGCCTCGATCTGCGCCAGCGTTTCGGGAGGGAGGCTGGCCATAATCTGGGCGACATCTATGTTACCGAGGCCGGGAATGGAAACGACCGGCGCAGTATACGCAGGCTCCGGCGCGTAATACACTGGCTCAGGAGCATACACCGGCTCTGCGACCGGCTGTGCAGCAACCGCCTCCTCGATCATTGCCGGGGTGATGCCGCTAAAATCAAACTGACTGAGATCCAGACCACTCAGGTCCAGACCGCCAAAGTCGAGGTTCGGTAGGTAGAACTCCATTTACGCCCCCTGATCCAGAACCTCAACGAGGCGCATAGCCCATTCCTTCCAGTCATCGAACCGATACGGCGATGGGGCAGCCAGCTGGGCAAGCCCATTCAGCGACAATAACCCAGAACCCCAACTTTTCCAATCGCTGCCGTAAGTGAACTGCTCAATAACACCGAACTGCTCAAGCGACGGATACATGTAATCCGCCCACTCCTGAAACGTCGGGATAAAGCGTGGGTCCACATAACTCATGACTGGTAGCGACCATCACCAACGTCAATGTGAGCGAGTACCTGCCCCATCTGGTAATCCCCATCAATCACGTTGCTGGAAAACCTGAAGCGCATCTCGCGCCGCTGCTCCTTGAAGAACACCTGCTGCTCGTATGGCTCAGTCGGATTGGCCGGAAAGACATGGACAGGGCTTGTAACCTCTGGCGCCCTCGCATTGATGCGGCCCGTCACCTGAACCTGCATGTCGCCAGACTGGACGAAGTCAGGCTCGATCATCTCAATGCGCATAGCCCGGTTTTTCGGCGATTGCGCAACCAGCATAGAGATGTCGCCAGTCTCGAAGTAGCTTTCGACCGCCGCCAGATTGGAGCCATCCACCTCGTTCACGCCGTACTCATGGCGCCAGATCCTATACTGCGTCAGGCCGGTGTCAGTGACCCTGAAGTTACCGTCCTCAGTGATACGATTGTCGCCAGCCTCTGTGATGCGCTCACTTCCCGGAGGCGGAAGATCTGGCTCAACACCGGACAAGATCGGGGAATAAAACACCTGCGCATAAAGACCCGCAGAACGGCCACCATTGGGCAACTCGGTATCGTACCATGTGTTTTCGCGGACGTTATAGATTACCGCGTGGGTGCACTCGGTTGCATCGCCACGCGGGTAGCACCACCAGATCTCGCCGAAGCGGGGAACCTTGTAGGCGAAGACTTTGTTGGCGTACTGAACATTCAACCCATCAAAGAAGTAGTTGATGTTCATGTTGTTCTCGACCTCGCGAACGACGCCGTTGTACATCAGGAAGCGGTCAAGGCCGATCCAGAAATAGATGCCATCGTACTCGATAATGCTGTTGGCCGAGAGAACGGATGACGATGCCGTGATCGTGTCGAACGAAAACACATCCGTGCCGCCCGTGTAGAAGCAGCGGATCACGCTATCGAGCGTCCAGAAAATGCCCGCAGGCGACTGGCCGCCACCACGTAGCGGTAGGCCGCGAACGATCTTCGAGGATGCAATGAAAGCATCACCCGCATCGCCGCTCGTGAAATTCGTCGGGTCGTTCGCGTCAGACCATTTGATAAACCCGTTCTTGCAGAACATGAACAGGTATGGGTGCAGCACCACGATGCCGCCGCACACGCCGGCAGTCGGGATCTGCGTAAGCTGGCTCGCATCGTAGATGTTGCCGATGTATGCCGGGAAGTTCGTGCCGGAGGAGATGTCGTTCGCCGTCTGCGAAGCATGCGCGATCAGTACTTCGCCACTTCCAGCGCCGTCGAACATGGCATCGAACTGCCACATCATCTCGGCGTTCGGGACGTACCCGACAGGCGTTCTATCCAGCGGCGCACTCGTATTGCCAAGAGAGTCGATGGTGAACTGCTGCACACCCTCGGAGTGGCCGACGTGCGTATAGACGAAGTTGTCTAGGGCCTGCGTGTGGAACTGCCGCACGATCCCATTGATAAACCGGGAGATCTGGCGATAGCCGCCGATCTTGCGCGGCAGCCCCCGCTGAAAGCGAACCCACTGTCCGTCAACGTAGTTGTCACCCTCGAAGCGCGTACCGTCGCGCTTGATGCCGGGCTGTGAGCGTATCTGGACAATGGTGGACGCCATGCATCATTCTTCCGGCTGGGCTGGGGGAAGCTGCGCCTCCGCCTGCTCCTTGATCTTGACGACGAGGGGCCACGCGCCAGACGACGTGGGCAGTTGGCCCAGCGTCTGCAGGATGGCGTTGACCTCTTCGACCGTCAGGCTGAGATTGATATTCATCAGGCGCTCCATGGTAGCGGCGGCGTGACGACGGGCGGAGCAACCTGATCGTTGATCTGCTGCGTCACATTCGCCTCATACGCCGCGACCTGCTCCTCGCCAAGAGCGGCCTGCGCCCAGCCAACGACCTGCGCTTCGGTAAGATCAGCGTAAGGCGTGAAGGGCGCGTCAGGGTCGAGCGTCACGCCGACCGTGCCGTAGACCGAGCCGGTGAAGCCAGCTTCTTCGCCGTTCAACGACCAGTGGACGGTGAAGACGACATCCTGCTCGCCGTCAGCTTCGGGGTAGCAGTCGAGGGCGTTGATGACCCAAGTGTAGGCGATGCTCATGTGACAGGCTCCTCTGGCCAAGTGATGTTGAAGGGGTCAGGCTGCGTCGTGATATCGCGCAGTGCCTGACGATACGTTGCCCACGGGGCGGCATCGACAGGCGCGTCAGGTAGCTGGGTCCAGTCGCAGGCCAGCAGGCGCGCGTTTCGATCCGCACGCACCTCGGCCCACTTCTGCTCTTCAGTAGGCCGGAGAGCGGCAAGTTCCTCGGCGGTGTGGTCTCGCACCAGTCCGGTCGAGCAATCGACAATGGGCATATCTCTTACCTTCCGTACAGGGTGATGGTGCCTGCGTCGAACGAAGCGCCGCCGCTCCAGACGAAAGACACGTATTTGATGCCGCCCGTGATCTTCATCAGCAGCGGGCTGTCCATGAAGCCGGCGTAAGGCGATGCGTTCGCAGACGAGATGACGCCAGTCGATACCTCGACGTAGTTGCGCGAGTAGTCGAAGGCGCTGAAGATGCCGGCCACAGAGTTGGCGGCAGCGACACTTGGCCCGACGTTGAGCGCCGTGGTGTAGGTCACGCCGTCCGTAGAGACCTGAATACGCAGGCCTTGGCTAGTGCCGCCGTTGTGGCTGACATCCGTGATCTCGGCGTATATCTCGGTGTACGTCTGCGGAATATTGGAGAATGTGACCGCAGTGCCGCTAGCAGAGGTCGAGGTGATCTGCGTGAAGGCTGCCGCGATGCCCTTGGTAGTCTGCGTCGTGGCGTCGGGGAACTTGAAGCCGCCAGAGGTGCTCTCAACGGTGCCGGCGACGGTTACCTTCGACGAGCCACTCGTCGTCCCCACCAGTAGATTACCGCTGCTGTCGATGCGGGCGCGTTCGGTGTTGGAGGTGTAGAACACCATAGGCTGCGCCAGTTCGCCGACCAGCGAGAGTGCACCGGACGCGTTCTGGATGTAGCCAGCGCGCGTCGTCCCGGCGTTATCAAAGAACGAGAAGTAGCTTGCGGAGCCTTGCAGCCGAATTTCTGTTCCGGTGACATGCAGCTTTGCGGCGGTGCCGCCGGTTCCAATCCCGACGTTACCGCTGCTGTCGATGCGGGCGCGTTCGGTGTTATTGGTGGCAAAGACAATCGGATACGCGCCGCTGTGCCATACGTTCAGTGCATAGGCCCCACCGAGGCCACCACCGCTGTTGTCGAGGCCGAGATATGCGTTGCCGCCAGAGTTGGCCAACTGCACAAGGCTGCTATTGGTCCCCGTAGTGGCGGTCTGTCGGATGCGCGGAGCAGTCTGGGAAATATCCAGAGTGAAGGCAGGAGAAGCCGTCCCGAGGCCGAGGTTGCCGGATGCGTCGAGGCGCATGCGTTCGGCGGCGTTGGTGAAGAACGCCATGGGGTACGCGCCGGTCGAGTAGAGGACGCGGCCATAGTTACCCGCGCCGAAGCCCGCGCCTGTGCTGTTGTCGATGGCGAGGTGGAAGCTGCCGGACGTATTGTTGGCTTGGAACTGCGCGTAGCCGGTGGTGCTCTT